TCGCTGAAAAGCCCCTATGCCTCTAATAAGCATAGGGGCTTTTTCAACTCTACAAGATAAAAAATTATTAGTAATTTCCACATGAATAAATCAATAATTTTGCATGTCTAAAGTGTAACATTTTGCCAATAAAAAGCCGTTTAGCCATACTAAAAGGTACTTTGTTAAAGTGTGCTTCATGGGGTTATTTGCTAGAACCCCTAAAAGCCCTCTAAAACAGCTATAAAAAAATAGAAAAAACATGGTTAAATATTTGTTTTATATTATTAAATTTTAATTCAGGGTTATTTTGTGGTTGATAGGTTTTGTATAAGCTCATTTTATATGTTTTTTTTTGGTATTTTATGCCAATAAATATTAATAATTCCTACCTTGTTTAATAAGGTTTTGATTGGATTGTATGTGCTAAATTTCTGCTATTTCTTAAAGTTTAATTCGGGATCTGGCGTATTTATAAATACGGCGTTCTTCTTGGACGTAGCATGATGAAGCAGGGATTGCAGATAGCTAACTTATGACTAGGTTTAGCTATTGGACTGGTGAATAAGGTGTACCCAATCGACACGTTATCTATGTCATGTCGATTTAGTTTGATTTTATCGACATTAAAAAAGCCCCCAACTAAGGAGGCTATTCACTAAAGCAAGTTCAACACATTGAATAAGCCAGATCTACTCATTGTAGGTAGGCTCATGCTTTGCTGCTTAGTGGATGGGTTGTGTTAATAAAGAAATACGCTCACTGTGTTTCTTCTGCCATTTATCCCAAAATACGCAAGAAACTTCCTCCATTGCTTTATCAATGTGCAAGGTTCCTGTAATGAAATTAAAACTAAGATCAGGGTATTTTAACTGAGCATTATTCTTAAACTGATTGGCTTCTTCAAAAGAAGAAAAAGGGATATTCCAATTCCCTAATGGATAATCGATTTCGCTATCTGCAAGTCCAATGGCAATATAAAAGCAATAGCGTTTGCTATCGGCCATTGCATCAATCCATGCTTGGATTCTTTCTTTTGATTGATATTCAAGATTAACAAACGATTCGGTATTAATTGGATTAGGCATGAGCTATGCCTCCTTACAGTTTTGAGTTTTTGAGGTCACTCTAATTTGAGAAATTAGGGTGAGGGGATTTACTCTCGGTCTGTAAGAACCGCCCTGCATATTAGGCAAAGCCATATTTTGCAATGTCATCCCCTCATAGAGGGTATACAGCCTTGTTTGCGTAGCTAAAACGCTTGCGCTTGGTTCTCGTACAGCTTGAGATGCTAAACAAAAATTAGGCACAATAAAACCACAATGACGCTGTGGGGTGACGCTTACAGATTTCGAGAGGTCTTTAGCATAAGCGGAACTACTAAAACTTGCAATAACAAGGCAGAATATAACGAAGAACATTAGGTTAATTCTATCCTCTGGGTGACTATGCTTCATCGGGCTTAATATTAGAATAATTGATCTTAAATCTGAAATTCTCATGATCTCCAATTGTAACTGGATTGTTAAAAGTGAAATTAAGCGTGTAAATATCACTTTTAAAGTGCAATTGCTTACGGCGTAAGGCTTACAGGTTTATAGCGTGATTTCCTACAATCGGTGGAATGTCGTAAAAGAGAAGGATTGTTTTTTAATGCTTTTTGTAACTGAAATAAGCCTTTCTTTGTAGTTTTAACCCTGGCCTATGGAATGTCGTAATTAAGAGTTCCAGCGAAGCTAAAAAAGGATCAGATTTAAAATCCAATCCCTGCAAAGTGAAAAGAAGTCACTTTAAAAGTGAAAATAAGTGCAATTAAAACGGATCTATTAAGTCATGCCTTACAGCCTTCCAGGTTGCTAAGAGTAAATCCGCTTAAGCATGAATCTATATGCTCGCGTACTGCTCCGAAAGCCCCCTTAATTCCTTCCTAGTTAAACACTAAGCCCAATGATGGGCTAAATATGTCCTATTTCTTCACTGTTTGCTCTATGTGCGCTTTTTATCCTGCATCTGCTAGTAGGGTGCGCTTTTGTCTAAATGTTGCTTATATCTAATTACAATCGCATTAATAAGATTTCTTTTTATATTCCTTCCCGCTATCCCTGTTCATCCGCTCCGCCTTCTTAACCGCTTCTATCCCATGTGCGTCCATTTCTTCAAAGCAATTGTAAGCAAGGGTAGCGTTAAAGCTAGATATTCCAAGCGTTCCGTTACGGTTCTTTAAAAACTTAACGTCTATTCGTCTAGGTGCTTCGTTCAATGCTTCCGCTATATCTTCGCCTGTTCTGATTGCTGTTAGCTGTAGGGCTAGTAAAGCATCGGCGCTATATTCAATTTCCCCACTTTCTTTAAAGCTGCTAAAGCTGGCGCTTTTATCGTAGCTGTCACGGTTAAAGCTACTAATAACCATAACGGGCGTATGGTTGTCACGGCTTAACTGTTTAAGCATAAGTACGTCATAGGATACCTTCGCCTTGTCGCTTAATCCTGGCTCTGCTGGCTGTAGGATCTGTAGGTAGTCCACTAAAATAACGGGGGTTCTTCCAGTCGCTTTAATGTGTTCTTCTACCCTAGCCTTAATATCATTTACGGTAAACTTCCCGACTGCTTCATGTATAAAAATATGCTTTGCATACTTCAAATAACGCCCGTATGCCTGGGTAAATGTCGCTTGGTTTTGTTTTGGTAATGCTTGCAGTAATTCACGGTCTAGGATTTCGATAGTTGTAACGGCGTCCTGGCTAAAGCCTGTCTGCTCGATTGCTAAGTTGTAGCTCTCCCTTGCTATGGTTTTGGCTCGTAATTCGTGGGCGCTCATTTCCAGGCTAAATATGAGTACGTCTTTTCCCTGCTTCGCTATGTTGTCCATGATCTGCAAAGCTAAAGTAGTTTTCCCCAGGCTGCTAATACCGCCTACACATATAAGCCCTTCGCGCAATCCCCCTCGTAACGTGTCGTCCAGCATCTTAAAGCCCGTGCTTATTGCTGGCGCTCGCTTGGTTTTAATGAAGTCCAGGAAGTTATTTAAATCCGCTTCTACCGTTCTAGCTAAGTATTCCCTACGGCGTATGCTGGCTTCATCTTCCAGGCTGGCTATTAAGCCCTTAAACGCCTGGGGGTCGGCCTGTAATGCTTCGTTCGGGTCTTTGTACTTCAAAGCTAAGTTAATGCTGTGGATCTTAATCTGTGCCTTATCCAGTGTGTCTTTAATTTTGGCCTGGGCTTTGCGCCCTGCTTCGTCATTGTCTAAAGCTAAAATAATCGGGGGTAGCTGCTCCTTATGTTTTACGATTAAGTCGTATAACTTCTTGTCATTCTGCGCGCCGTTTAACGCTATCGCTTCCATCCCTGCGCTAATCACGCTCAAAGCATCTATAGCGCCTTCTACGATTGCTACGGGCTTGGCTTGCTTTATGGCTGCACTGTTAAATAACTCGGCTTCCCCTGCATCCTCTACTTTTGGCTTGTAATGTTGTAATGCTCCTTCCTTGCTAATATTTCGTAGCTGGTAGCTATACGATCCATCTGCACGAAGCATAGGTATAACAAGTGCCGTACTCATGCCCTTAACATCCTGCACGTAACCCAATTTAAAGCGCGCTGCTACTTCCTCGCTAATTCCACGCTCTGCATGGTAGTCGTGCATACATAAGCTTTCATGCGCCTTTAAAACAAGATCAGTAAAATCTTTGTAGGTCTGCTTAGGCTGTTTTGGAGATGGCGACATAATTCTATTATTTTCAATATATGGGGCATTTTTTTCCTTAATTTGTCCATATCCATATAACTGCTTAATACGATTAATGCCTTGTCCTTGTGCTAGTCCTTCCAGGGCTTCACACGCTCCGAAAATATCGTAACTCTCCCCACATCCAAAGCAATTTAAATAATGATCTGTAGCCTGGTAGCTCATGCTTGGATTTGTTTCATTATGTGCTGGATTAATGCAAAGAATATTCTTCCCGTGCTTAATCTCTATTCCGTGCATTTTTAAATACTCTGGAAGCTTCCGCTTTAGATCCTGCTTATTTTGCTCGTTTAAAAGTGCCATAAGTTTTTTATGCCTTTAAATCCTTGTTTAAGTGCATTTTACGCAAGCCAAAAATTCCAAAATTTTGGCTTTGCGATTACTGAATTACTTACTGTAATACTTACTGACATTTTGTAATTACACTCTAACCCTTATATATAAAGGCTTTTAAAGAATCTCTTGCATAAGAGGTGGGTGAAAAAATGGCGTTTTTGCATAAGAGGGGGGTGAAAAAATGGCGTTTTTGCATAAGAGGGGGGTGAAAAATCGGGGGGTATTCTTGCTAATCGAAATGTTGCGTTTTGGGATCTGTTGTTAATCGAAATGCTACATCTGCATAAGAAGGGGGTGAAGAATTCAAGTTTTTTCTACTAGCTGAAATGTTACGTTTTTAGCTTTTCTTGTTAACTGCTTCCTGCCATCTACTCATAAGTCTATTTGGCTTGTCGTCATGGTTATACTTCTTTTGAGCTATATATCCTCCAGTACGGCGTAACTGCCTAAGTCTGCTTCCTTGTAATGCTGTAAAAGCTCTACGTAGATTACTTGTTTATTGCACACTTGTAGCTGTCACGGTATTGGCTTTTAAACTTGTCTTAATTGTCTTATGTATATGTGTATACTTTTGTGTGTATACCATTATACATATAAGTTCAGAACTTATATGTCTTTTGGTTTCTTTGGTTGCACCTTCTTCGCTTTTGCTATTTGACGTTCTCTGGTTTCTTTTTGCTTCTCTCTCTTTTCCATTTCTACGCCGATGCTTGCGTAGATTGGTTCTGTAACTTCTGATTCACCCTTCACTTCTAAAATGTGTACCTGTAGATATTCTACGATTTCGGATAGATTGGCGCGCTCACGGTCTGTTAATGGCTCCTTACTTTGCTTGGCCCATTCCCATTTTTTAACCATACCATGCTCGTTATCTAGGGCTTTGGCTATTGGATCTAAAATCCTATCAGTTATACGCCTGTCGCTGTTCTTAACTCTTTCAATTGTTGGAATGTTAATCCCCCAATCTATAAGTGTTCCAATGTTTAAAACATTCGCTTGTACTAACGCTTTCGCTCCCTTCCTTGGCTTATGGTTATTTCTCATGGTGTAGTGAATGTTAAAGCGGCTTTGTATGTTAAATGCCGTGCTATCTGTAATCTTAAAAATATCTTGGTAGAAGTTCATTAATATTGCGCCTTTCAGATACTTAACAAACTCCACGCCCAGCGTAATATTGTAGGCAAATTTGTTTTTAGTATCTTGCATATAGTCACTAATTAGGCGCGCTTGTCCTAGTCTATGCGTCTTTCCATTTAAGACCTCTACAATAGTTAGGTTTAGGTGATAAAGAGCGTTTATAGCCTCCTCTATGTCATTTCTAAATTTGTATTTAGCTTTCCCTTCCATACTTCGGTTAAACTGGTTTGCTAACATTTCCAGTTCTAAATGAAGTCTTAGTGCTATAGCATCTTCACCCGTTCTGTCCAAAATAGGGGCTACTTCCTGTAGTAAGTAAAGGAAAAGCTTTCCTGCTGTCGTGCTTATCTGAACACCTCCGTTGTAGAAGTTTTCTATTGTGATTGTAGCTTCACCAATATCTACAAAGGCATGAGCGCCACGCTTTTTGTATTCGCCACGATCTTTTCGGCCTGTTAGCTGTCTAATTGCTTCCGTACCTTTATTGCGTAGCATGTGTTTATACGTTACTGGTTTTTCTACTACTGACTGACTGTTTTGCTCTGAAGGATTTACGATAAGTACGGCATTTAAGGGTATTTTCATATCTTTCATGTGTTAGCGCACTCTTTAAGATAAATTAAGGCTTCATTAATTTTGTCTTCCAGTCCTTCACCTTCATACTCGTTGTAACGCTTTTTGGCTTCGGCTTTTTCTTTAGCTGAAAAACGAATATCTTTAAGCTTGAATTTTAAATCAAACGTGTCTTTTACTTGTTTTTGCAAGTCATCTGTGTTGCCTTCATCCTCTAAAAATCCCATGCGATCTATGATTTCTTGCGAGTTTGCTGCATGTACTATTAATCCTTCTAAATCTGCATCCATGTGGTTTTTCTTAAGCTTTTTATAGTCCTTTAAGCCTGTTACCTCTGCCATTAAATCTAAAGTGTAAGCATGGGCATTTAGTATCTTTCCAGCCATTTTTAGGAATTTCTTAAGCCTAAGTATCTCTTTTTTCTTACTTTCATCTTTCAAAATCCCCTCCGCCATGTTGTGTTTAATGGTTGCGGATAGTGTGTAGTAGTAAGTGTCGTTTTTAACCTGTGCTATCGGTATTAAATTGCCCTCTATTACTGCTGCTCCATGTAGTAAAAGTTGACCCTTATAGCAAAGTGTAGGGCTATCGTAATTCTGTTTTGCTCCAAGTAGGTTCAAGTTATAAGCTGTTTTAAACGGTATAGCTTGGTTTGGATCTGCGTAATCGCTTAAGGTTAATTCTTTTATGTATTCCAGGCCATTTAGCTGGCTATAGTTATCTGCAATAGCCTTAATCAATTCAGGGCATATTTCAAATAAAGAAGAAAGATTCACATCTTCAAGATAATTGTGTGATGAATGAAATATATACGGTATATTTTTTAAGACTTCGTAGTATGTGGAATCCTCTGTTAATTCGTAGTCGTCATAATGTTTGTAAAATTCTCTCTTTATAGTTTCTGCATATAAGCAGCGATGTTTTGCGCTAATCTTCTTCTTTAATTTCTCAAAATTGGCGCTGTATGGTGTGTCTTCACCGCTATGGTGTTTTCTTAATTGTGTGCCTAGCTCTGCTGTAATTAAACCTATTAAGCTAAAATTGCTTAATTCTATTTCAGCGCGCGCTTCTTTTAGTATCTCTTCGTAAGTCGTCTTCGTTAAAATACGCGGTTGTAAGCTTAATCCTATGTAGGCGTGTTCTGCATCCTCAAAAGTCGTTATGTGGCCTTCATACCTCATTAATATAGAGGCGAAGGATTTAATAACTGATTCGTAATCTTTTAGCATTGATGATATAAACGGCGGCACTCCCGAATATTTATCGAAAAATTCTTCCTTTTCTTCGCGTTCTAGCTGTTCGATTAGGTCGTAAGAGAGAAACTCTACTGGTAAGTCTTCCCCTATTTTCTGGCTTAAGGTTAATGCTAGAAAAAGCTTCCCTACTTCGTCTACCGTTCGCTTATCTTTTGCCAAAAGCTTCTTAATCTCTGTAGCCTTCATTCGGTACACCCTTTAATAATCCATTTGTTCACTAATTTGGTTTCTACTTCCGCTAATCTTAATTAACGGAAGTAGGTTGTTTACCGCTATTTTTTGCTTTCGATCTGATTAAAATTGTCACTTGCTACTTAAGCTGGCCTGTTACCTCTTTCATGCTTCCAGGTGTTCTTTTAGAATTTCGTGCATCATCTCATTAACACTTACCCCTTCTTCCTCAGCTCTCTCTTTGATCGCATCATATAAAGAAGGCTGCATTAACATCTGTACGCGCTTACTTTTGGTTTCTACTACTGCATAGTTAATTTTCATAGGTACGGCTTTAACTCCTTTGGATTTTGGATTTCGTTTGGCTTGTGGCTTTGTTGGCGCTGTTTCGCGCTTTTCTTCCAGATCTTCTTTTGCTGTGCTAATAAATGCCATTGCTGGGTTAGCATCGGTAAAGCTTTTCTTGGTCATGCGTTAACGTCCTTCCATATCTCCAACATAAGAGCGTCATAATCCTGGGTAGCATTATTTTTAGGGTCATAGCTAAAAACATCCTGCTTCATAGCCTGAGCTTCCCTAACTGCTACGGCTTCTCTTATGTATTGTGTGTATACTTTTGTGTGTAGCTGTATAGCTGTATCTGTAATAACTTTCTGTAAGTCACGACTTAAGATGCTCCGTGTGTTGTGCTTCGTTAATACGATGCCTAATACTTTTAGATCTTTGTTTGTGTAGCGTTTAACGGCGTCTATCGTCTGACCTAGCTGCGTAATGCCTTGTAAGCTGAATATATCCGCTTGTGCTGGTATCACAGCGTAATCACTAGCTGTTAGTGCATTAATGGTGATTATGTTTAAGCTTGGTGGGGTATCAATTACTACAAAATCATAGCTATTTAGATCTTTTAAAGCTTCCTTTAATCGGTATTCCTTCCCTGTTTGACTTAATACGGCGTCCACATTGGCTAGTGAAGGTGTGGAAGGTATAACGTTAAATCCGCTTTCTGTTTGTTGTACTTTGTCATCCTGGAGTCTTCCAGCTACTAGCACTTCTAGCGTATTGTAATTGCTGTTTCTAGCCCCTGTCGCATAAGTAAGGTTGCCTTGCTGGTCTAGATCCAGAAACAATATTTTTTTGTTCTGCTTTGCTTGTAACCATGCACCTATGGCGTGTGCTGTAGTAGTTTTTCCTACGCCGCCTTTTTGGTTTATTACTGTTATTACTTTAGCCATATCACTATGCTCTTGTGTGTATACTTATGTGTGTATATGTAGATTATAAGCTACTGTTTTTAAAGATGCTACTGCTTATTATCCCTTCACATGGGTTAGTCATTCGTTCTAAGTTGTGTGCATAAATCTCTGTCGTGGCTATGTTGCTGTGTCGTGCAAATTGACGCGCTTCCTGTAGTGTGCTACCCCCAAGCAAAGACAAAGTTACGGCGGTATGTCTTAAGCTATGCGCTGTTAATCTGCTGCTGTTCAATCCTGTTTTTACTAAGTTTTCTTTTACTAATCCGCTTATGGTTCTTGTGCTTAATCGCTTCCCCTTGCTGTTATTGCTCGTACTGCTAAATAACGGGGATTTGTCTGTTACGTCCTTCCGTGTAGCTAAATAGCTTCTTATCGCCTTTTCTACTTCCCGGGTGATAATTACATATTCGCTTTTTTCGTCTTTCCCTTTCCCCTGCACATAAAGAACAATCTTATTTCCTAGTGGGCGTAGATCCTCTATATCTGCCCTTACTACTTCGATAGTGCGTAGCCCACACGTAACCATAAGCACAAAAATGGCGTAATCCCTTTTTGATGTGCTGTCTTCTGATTCCTTAAAGGTATCTATAACGTCCTTTACCTGCTCTACGGTTAGCGCGTCTTTTTTGTGTCCGTGTTCTACCTTTGCTCCTTTAATCTTATCGGCTATGTTTTTATATAACCCTTCCTGCTCCAGCCATCTAAAGAAAAGTCGTGTAGCTGTTAAATAGGTCTTTACTGTGCTGGCCTTGCATGTGGTTTTTAGTTCATCACGGAAGGATATAAGATCACTTCTTATTGGTCTTGTTATGCTGTTTTCTACAAAATAGCGGAATAGGCGCTTTAGTGCTTTTCTGTAAGTGTCTGCTGTCTTTTCCTTTACGTCCAGGAAGCTAATGAAATTAATATAAAGATCTGGGCTTAGTGAGCTAATAGCTGACTGGCTGCTGCTTTCGCTTATTGTTATTACGTGGCTATTCATTTCTAGTAAATCCGCCTTTTAAATGTTAATTGTGTATGTATGTTTGCATATATATTAGTGTGTATATGTGTATGTGTACAACACAATATGTGTATAAATGTATGTGTATATAGTAAGCATATGATAATATTTAATTTTTATTTTATTGTTGTTCATGATTTGGGTGTGTGGATTTTATTTGATTATCTATTGTTATTTATAAGCCGTATAAAACGTCCGGTTTGCTTCCTTATGGATATTCATAACAGTGAACTGACCCCATAATCACGACATGATTTTCGGTGCTGTAGACATTTCACCATTCAATTATTAATTAAAAAATTGCTTAGTACCTTATATTTTACCGGCCTATTTTTTTCAGGTTTAGCTATCGTTTCTAAGATACCTGTAATTTTATTATTAACCTTAGAATTATTAAAAAGTGTGGAAATTAAACTAAATACTAAAGTGAATGAGTTTATATGCTATATATTTCACCAACTTATGTATTTATTATTTTTTTTAATAAGAATTAGAGAGGGTCGGTTTGAGAATTATGAAGTTGTTTCAAGTTTTAGGATTATTACCAATACTAGTCTCTAGTGTAGCTCAAGCTGAAAAAATACCGGTTTTACCTGGTATGCAGGGATATGGAACATATGAATTTGGCCTTCTTATTAAAAAGTTAATGCCTGTAAATCGTATTTGGTGGGACCATCTTGCTAATGACAAAAATATCAAGTGGATAACGCCTGGATCACAAGAAGTCATTAACTATGATGGTTATGCTGAGTCTTCTAGACAAGGCTTAGTTCGCATTAACGTACTAGGAAGCACTCCAACAATTCTAAAAAATCGCAAATATGAACTTCCATGGACAATAACTTACAAAGGTGGACAAGAAAGGTTTGGGGTTACAAGTGTATTGTTGGAACCAGGAGATAAAGTTAACGGTTGTTATGGTTATCCAACAAGTAATTGTTCATTCGAGCACATACCCTCATTGAAAAAACAAGGAATTACTACCAAAAAGATCTGTTTAGATAAAACAAAAGGATCACTTGTTTATGAGGCTTATCAGCTTTCTACACCTGGTAAAAAAACTACTTACTTATACAAAGTTAATAGTATCGGCTCTGGTGGAGATTCGACAAGTTTTGAGCTCTATTACTCCCCAAATATACAAGCCTTCTGTTCAGAGATTGATGTCTTCTGATTATTAAAAAAGCGCCCATTCGTGGGCGCTTTTTTATTACTGGTCTAAATATGGGTTGTATTCACTCATCCACTCTAGTCCTTTCACTGTTTTACGCTTTTCTTGCCAGGTCTGGTTAGACTTGTTGAAATTCGTTTCAGCCAGTTTTTGATTAAACTTGATTGGATAACGTGGATTGTCCTTGTTGTAGTCGCGGATCTGCTGCTTAATGTCGCGGACTTGAGTGCGGTCCCCAGATTCCAAAGCAGCTTCATAGCGTTCTTTCCAGCGTTTGTTTAAGTAGGTCTGAGAAGATTTGTCTTTCATCTCTAATCCTCTTACACGGCCCTCTTTTGCAATACCGGCTGGTTGTGCATCAAGCATCTTAACTATGCCGTCTAGCACCGTGGCATCATTCGTCTTAACGCCAGTTTTCATATTGCGATAATCGCCAGTCGCGGCAGCATCAAAACCTTGAAACAAACTTGTTCCAGCTTTCGGTAATAATTGCGTCCCAGCCTGGTAGTAAGCACCCACCTGAGCCAGTGCGACTGATTCCTTCACCTTCTCAAGTAAGCCGCCAATTGGACCAGCTATCTGTGAAATTTCAGAAGATTTCATATAGTCACTGGTGGTTGGGCTGAAATATGCAGTCGCTGGGATTAAGTCACCCATACCCATACGGCCCTTAACGTCAATCAATGGGTTTAAGTTGATAAAGCCGTCCATTAGAGCCGTATTTACTGCGCTACCCATCGTCTGCCCAAGTGCATCATGCAAAGCGATTTGAATCTCACGCTCGGTATTAACAGGCTTTCCGACCAATCCGCCGGCAGTTTCGATACCATCCAAAATATCGCGTACAAATGGCAAGCCAGACGTACCAGAAAAGGCCATTAAGATTCCCAGCATGGTTAAAACGGATCTGGATACACCAAAACCGACCAGACCGGCCATTTTCTTTTTAAACTCGTCATCATCACCGCCGTATAAGCCAGATTTCTGCATACGAACCATTTGTTCGATATAGGCAATCATGAATTGCTTATACATCATCAGCATGGAACCGACATTACCTCTGGATACTCGCGGTCTGTTACCTTTGTTGTAAATACCTTGGGTTTCTTGAATTGTTCTGACGGCGAAGTCATACGCATCTTTAAAGCCTAGTTTCTCTAGTTTGGCTTGCCCTATGCTTTCGGCCACATCCAAGGCTGCAAACAATGAAGTACGGCGGTTGACGGTTTCCGATGCTTGAGCAAATAAACCGGACGCATGGCTGACCAATTGCCAGGTACTTGCACCAAGGCCAGACTTACCACGCTCTAAACCTTGCATCATCCATGTGTTTTGTGGATCTAAGTGGCCTTCTTTTCTGGCACGTTCATAATGGTCTTTATACTTCCGATCCATTGCATCGGTGCCTTTTCTCCAAGTGATAACCGCTTTACGGAAGGCTCTTAGAATAGTTCCTTTGTCTCTGCTGTACTGCATCAAGTAAGGGAAGGTTTGCAGTAGTGGCTGGGTTAAGTTCACCACACCAAACATGGCTGAGAATCCCATATACCAGACAAACGCGAAGTTTTTAACGGCGGCTAGTTCTTCCTGGGTATCCAATGAGTAATCACGTAACCGGATTGCGTCCTCTTGAAAGGCCGGATCTTCGATATTAGTAATAGATTCATCAATTGCCGGGTTATAGCTCTGGTTTGCTGAATAACGCGCATTCGACATAACAAACGATGCTAGAACACGTTTTACATCGGTATCAAAACCATCAATACCCTGGCGCTTCAATAGGCGTTTAAGTGCATGGTTATTCTGGACAGCGTACTTGATATAGGCTGTTTCAGCGTCACCAATTGGTAAACCGGATTCTTTAGCAAATAGCGCCACCGTTTCAGGACTTACACCCTGGAACAGTTTGTGTTGTAGCTCGTTAATCTGGCCTTTCTCTAGGACCGTACCTGGTGGCAGGTTGCCTTTTTTCTCCTGATCTCTAAAGTAAATATTGCGCTCAGATTCACTTTCAAAGTGCTGGCGATAAGATACTTCGCCTGTGGTCGGGTTCCAGATCCTCACAAAATACTTGCCAAAGCGCATAAGCGGAACGTAACCCTGATCCTTTAGGTCGTTCGCCTTCTTAAATACCCGGTCTACGGCTTCAATTGCGGCCTGTCGAGCATCCGCCTTTTCTGGCTTGCCCTTGGTTAAGGTATCAATCCGTTTCAGGATCTCGTTATAGTGGTCGGTAATGTCCAGGTCTTGCCCTGCCAGCTCTAACACTTCCTCATTGGTTCCGCCCAGGTGTTTATAGATATTTGAGAAGGTTGTATTCGCAAATGTATCTAATGACGTATCAATTGCATCACGGATCTCGTTATATAGGCCAATTTGATCATCATCAAAACCTAATTGCTTTAATTCCTTAACCGTGTGGCGTTCTGAATTGTCGAGCAATGTATTTTCAAACATCAGTTTTCCGACTTTATCCAGGTCCTTATCTACCTTGGCCTTATCAATTTTTCCGCCAGAAAAGGAGTGTCCAATCGTGCGACCAACTCGCTTCACCTCTTTCCAGTAGTCGCTACCTTCCTCCAACTGCGTAAGGATGGACGGCGCAACGTCCATTGATTTTGAACTTGCAAAAGTAACATGATTGATTTTCCCCTGGACCAGATCAAAAGTCTTTTTAAACTGGCCGGTTTCATCCCTTAATGACTTATGCAGCATGGTTTGGAATAGATTAAGCGTTCTATTGCTTAGGGTTTTTGAAGCTTCTGCACCGCGCAAGGATAATTGACCAAATGCGGTTGACGCTGCTTTATCCAGGAACTCGCGCTGCTTTGTCCGGCTCATGTTCTGCGGCTTGGCGGTACTGCTGCGACTGTAGCGAATATCTGGATGGGATGAATCAAATGTGCCGCTATTCGCTGTTGCTGACTTAATTTGTGTCGGCTCATGCGCTACTGCCCATTTAACGGTTTTATCTTCATTTAAAAGGATTACACCATCATGGCCCAAGTCTTTAAGCTCCTTTCGACTTGGGACCTGATCCATAACAGAATTAACATAGTATGGATTTTGGATTGATAGATACGTCTGCATAGGCTTCTTATTTCCAGCATAAGCCGCTGCATCGAAATTATCTGCGGTGAAATAGCTCCCCTTGCCAAGTAATGCGCCAGATTCATTCGTATTAAATTGATTAAATGATTTTGGTGTGCCGTGGTACATAATTAAAGGGTTGCCATTTGAATCAACAACCTTACTTTCATTGAACCAAGATTTAAAGGCTGGGGTTTTCGTCTGGTTGGATCTATCAATAAGCTTATTTGCAGACGGCGCTCTAGTACCGCCTTTTGGTGGTGTTGGCGGCGTTCCCTTGGAAATAGTTTTAATCATGCGTTCAGCAAGGGCAACCATGTCGCTAGAGTTGAGTTTTAGGCTTAATCCCAGCTTATCTACTGCCCATGCCTTAACTGCGCCCAAAACGCGATTTATAAGCCTTTGTACTGGTCCTTGTTTTTGCTGGTTTCTTGCTGCTACGGTGATTAAGTACGGTAAATATTCATCAGCTTGTACCTGTGCATCAGATTCACGCTCTGCTAATCGCTTGGCTTCGATTGCATCCGGGTTTCCAGACTTCACCAGTCGATTAAATTCCTTCATTAAAACGGCGTAAGCTTCCGGCTTCATCACGCCCTGCATCCCAACGTGGCCGCCTAACTCGTGTAGGAATACCGGTACGATGTTTTCTGCTGTGATTGCATCGGCAACCAGTGTTACACGGCCATTTTCCGCAAAGCCTTCCACACCTTGCTCGGTATGAGTAGGCACAATGCTTAAAATGCCTTTTTGCTCAAGTTGCTGAATTGTGTCCCCACCAAAACGACTTACAAGCTCTGCACGTACCTGATTTGGATTACTGCCTTGGACTTTTTGATTTTTTGTCCGACTACGTAACGGCGAATCACTACCAGAATTTGATTCTTGCTTACGCTTGTCATCAACCTGTCCTACTTCATCTTTTTCTGGACTTGATAAACTGGCTGGTTGATTTGAAGGGCTTCTTTCGATGTTTTCGCTTGAGCTAGTTGTTGTTCGTATTGCGGAAATTGTTCCTGGTACTCTAAAGGCATTGCCTGAAACTCTTTCAGAAGTTCCTTCTTCGTTAAATCGGCCACTGCTTCTTTGCTTGATTTGCCCATTGTCATTAGCTGCTTCCTTTAAAACATTATTAAAAATTGTGTCGAATCTATCCAATATACCAATCTGACTCAATATCTCTCTGGAACTGGATTCCGCACCAAATACTGTAAACATCTCATGAGGGTAGGAGGTGAATATTGCATAGTTAATTCGATCTAGAACATCTGGATCTATATCGTCAACGCTTTCTCGATTATTACTCCAAATCATCTCTTTAAATTCTTCTAAGCGTTCAAGTTGTTCTGGTGTGAGTTTATTTGTATCAATATGTTCTTGGGTAGCAGCATGAATCAGTTCATGATTAATTAATTCAGGCAATGTACCTTTCCATTCAGAAGAACGTGGATAAATATAAGAGACACCAGAATCAATTGAATAAAATCCACCTTCCTGTAATTGATCAGAAATAGACTGAATAATTGGATCAGAGCTATTAACTAAATCAGAAACAATATGGACTCGTACATCAGGATTTAGTTTTGCAAGCTTGGTTAATAATTCTTTGTCATATAGCACATTGGTTTTTACCTTATCTGTTTTCAGACTAGATAAGTCATTCAAAATATCCCCTAACTTGTGTACTTGATCCATAAGTTCACGTGGGATGCTATGGATTATTCCTGATTCGCTATGCTGAATATCATCAAGAGGGTCTTTTAAGAGGTGGTCACGTACAACTGAATCCACTGTTTTAGGTGTAGATTGCTTAGCATTATTCATATCAGAAATACTTGATTCATACTGTTCCTGTTCTGACTCGAGTTTTTCACGCAATACAAACTGTGACGGTGCCAGCTGCACAACTTCATGGGTATCGGATAAGCCCTCTTTCTTAATTGTCGTAGTAGCGGCTGATTTATTAGCAAAAGGCTGATTATCAGACTTACGGCCTACATCACCCTTTTTCATTTCTTCTGCTGGTGGTGCTGGTTGCTCCGGTTCTATTTTTGCAGAATCAACTTTATAAAGGTCTGGATTCTTCGCCTTTTCAATCGCCAAAATATTAGGATTAAAAGAAAACTGGCCGCCGCTTTCAGACTGTAGGGTTATTTTAGCCTTCGCCGCTGTGACGATGGTGTATGGCTCATTTGGCAAGGCATAGTCAAATACTTCGCTAAATGTAATTGTATCGCCCACCTTTAAAACATCATTACTTTGATTTTTTGGCTTTGATTTTCCTTCGTCAGTAATCCAAACAGGCACACCCATGTGACGGCGCACACCGTCCGTTATGCCTTTGTAGTCTTTACCAATCGCTTTCCATTCTTCCATTGTCATGTGTTCTGCGCTGTCTGGATGAGTAATCCATTCATTGCTTGCGCGTTTTTTATTGGCCTTAGCTTCTGCATCTGCCTTAATTTGGGCTTCCACTTTGGCCTGTTCTGCTGCGTCTTTTTCTGCTTGGGCCTGTGCTTCGGCTTCTGCATCTGCCTGTTTCTGCTTTGGAGTTCTGGCGGCCAAAACTTTTAATTTTGCATAGCCTTTCAATCGTTCCAGTTCTGCATCGAATTTGGCAGTAGCTTTATCCAAAGCAGATCCACGCTGATCAGCTTGCTTAGAATTGAAGTTATTGCGTCCAGCTCTCGCCGAACTCACTGTTGCACTGGCTGCGTTCAATAACGGCGGCAATGCTTCATTGATATATTGAGTTTTTACCCGGTCTATTGCCTCATCAAGTGCGGTTTGCTGGGCTTCTGTGGTTGCCAGTGCTTGAGCATCATCAATTTCAGCCTGAATAAATTTATCGAATGATTCCTTAAAGGCTCTGGCTGTATTACCCGGTGAAAGGTGGGCATGGCCGTATGCTTCTTTTACCTTATCTAATGGGAACTCTAATGGATCTGAAACTTGTTTGGATTCGTTGATTGGTGCTTCTGCTTCCACTTGCAGGCGATTCAACTCAACTGCGCCATCCTTGTGGCGTAAAACAAACTGTGATGGTGCAAGCTGCACAACTTCATGTGTTTTTTCCACATCACGAAGCTTTAAACCTCGATTTGCAGCATTCTTACTTAAAAATGGTTTTCCGTCTGAACCGCGGCCAATATCGCCAGATTTTATACCTTCCGGTGCATCATTTTTCTGAATGCCACTTTCGTCTGTTTTTTGCTCAATCGGTGTTTGTGCTGGTGTTCCTGGCTCCGGTACAAGCTCCGGTGTATCGGTTTTAAGCTCCGGTGTAGTGATTGTATTGATCGCCTTAACAATGTCCGAAACCTCTGCTAAGACTTCCGCACGTGGACGGCCCTTATTAATTTCATCCTGGATAAGCTTTGGCTTAGCCTTTGGGTTGTTCAAATGAGCATCACGGACCTGATCAGCAAAGCTGTCTGTTGGTTGTACTGGATCAGTTTGTTTATCACTTGGCGGCACAGCATTTAATAACTCGTCAAATGCTTCATCACTGTCAAAGTCCGTTGCTGGATCTGCGGCCTGTACTGGCTCAACTGGATCTTGTGCCGGTGTACCGATAGGTGGAACGGCGTTAAGCATGTCATCGAAAGCCTGATCACTCCCAAAATCTTCAACCGGTGCTGCTGATTTAGGCTGAACAATTACCTGACCTTCACCCTTATTAATAATTTCATGGCTATCTTTTAGGCCGTTTGTTTTTACGAAATCATTTGCTCTCACATAATTTGTGAAAGTTTTAGGTTTATTGTGGTCTGGCTGCGCTTTCGGGATCGACTCTACTGGCTGCTGCACTTCTTCTGGATCAATGACATCAGGCACATTCTCAAGATTTAAGCTATCAACACTCACTGGACCTTCTGAGAAGTTTGATAGATTGGGATCTGCCGGGGTTGGCTGCACAATATTTTCCGGGCTATAACCAAAGCTGTTTAGGTTTGGGTCGTCCGGGATGATTCCTTGTTTTTTGACAACAATAAGCGTTCCATCATCGGCACTCTCAATGTCGTGCGATTCTGTTAAGCCATTGATCCGCACATAATCATTTGCCTTGGCTGCATTATAAAACTCTTTAGGCTCGTTAAAATCCTCCTGGAACGGCGATGGCTGATTAGGATCAACCGGTTCAAATGTTTCGGGGTCTAACTCAACCTGATTGCTAAACAGTCCTTTATCTTGTGGATGGATCTGCTGCTTAACATGGTTGTTCACAATATTGGAGATAGTCGGCTTTTTCGGTGCTTTGGCTTGAGAATAACGCGTAATGGATTGAATCAGCTCTTGCGCCTGGTCTGTGTCGATATTACCCAGTGAAACGGCGTTCATTACCACATTATGCGCTTCGGCTTCATCACCGGTCATTGTGAGGGTGAATACATCAGCTCGAATAGGGTCTGTCTGGATTACCTGCGCTTCTTCTGGTGTGATATATCCATTGCTCACACTATCCATCACCAGATTTGTGGTATTTGCCATGCCCTGATTAATTGGCGCGGCCTGTGGCTGTTCTGTTGGTTGTGGTTGTACTTCTGGCTGCACCTCCGGTTGTACTTCTGGCTGCACCTCCGGTTGTACTTCCGGTTCTACTACTGGCGGCTCCTGTTCTTGTTGTTTTGGTGGTTGATACTGTGCCGCAAAACGCTCTACAAAATACGGCGTATCAATACCGTACTGATCATAAGCAGCTTTAACCTTGCTGGCTTCTGCACCAATATTATTCAGGTTCGCTTGTGCGCTCTGGATCTGCTGCGGATCATTAAGCTGCATAGCATCTGCCAGCTCTTTACGTGCTGCGGCTTCTTCCTGGCGCAATGTGTTGGTCTGGTTGCGTAATTGCTTCGCCACGTCCTTGGCTTGGCTGGTTGGTGATCCACCGGTAGCAGACTGCATACCACCACCCATGATACCGCCGACCAAGCCTTCTTCTAAAATGGTCTGGCCGACTTTGCCATAATCAACCGGTGTACCTCCAATATTGGCCGATGCAGCTTGAGCGCCATACTCACCAATACCGCCCTGTAAACCTTCCTCTAGGGCCTGTTTACCCACCATTTTGGCCGCTGCTTTGTTGGCTGCAATGCTCATATCCGGTACAAGTTTAGCCATGCCGGTACGTGGGACCTGTTGCATTTCACGCTTAACCAAAGCTGAATCTACACCGCCGCCAGTCAATGCCTTACCGATCTTGCTTGTTGGTGCATTTTTCAGAATGCCAGATCCAAGGACGGCACCAGATGGAGCAATAAACCCAATAGCTGTCATCGCTGTGCCATATTTATTCGCGGCCTGTTCTGAAAGTGTATCTAAAGTTGCTGCATGGGCTTGTTGACGTGCCTGATTAATGCCTAGACCGCTGTTTAATTTTTCTTGGAAAATTTGCTCAAATAGCGGATTACCTTGCAGCTTCTCCCAGCTTGGGAAATCACGCTCTAGATTGGCTGTAGCGTTACGGCGAACCTCACCATAGTTTTGAGTATGCTCTGCGGCCACACCAGCACCCACACCAAGGTAAGGGGCTGCTGCTTTGGTGGCATTGAGTGCGCCAGCACCCTTAGAAACAATCTTAGCCACACCAAATGGTGCTGCCATAGCTGGTACGGATTGAATTGCACCAGTAGATAGCTGCGATACCTTTCCATGCTTGCCGGCTTGTAGTTCTTTTTGAAAGCTGGACGCACTATTTTCATATCCTTTTCTAAGATTTTTGCCGTAATCAGCAACTTTAGCGGAAATAGAATCCTGTTCGTTCTCACCAATATCACGTACAAAACCAGCGGCACTTTCAATTGTACTGCCTACGCCCTGTCCAAATAGGTTCCCGATAGTTTCACCAGTAGACCTAAGTGCGTCTTTGATGATCGGCAAATTACTGCCAGTCTTTACGGCTTCTCGATTGGCCTTGTCTGCTCGTTTGTCCTTGGCAAAGCTGCGGCTATTTTGTCCAGCTTTCGGCAATAGTCCAGCATTCTGCATGACCTTATCAGTCTGTGAGTACCATTTTTCACGTGCCTGAACAATCGCGGTGTCATTTGCACCACGTTTAGTTAGTTCAGGAATCACTTTGTCTTTGAATAGACGTTCACGCTGACTGATTAATTGACTTGCATCAGCGCCGTCTTGTGCTGCTTTTGTAGCTAAATTGCTAAAGTGCTGGTTAATATTCACAGTAAAACCTCTTAGTTAATAGGAATTACTGCCTGTTGCGGTTGCCAAATACGGCAAAAATTGAAGATGCTGCTTTATTATTTTATAAGTATATTTTAAAAGTTAAGGTTTGACATTTATTTGAAGTGTAATATATAGCTGTTACACGTTTTTAACTTCTATTATCGCTGAAAAGCCCCTATGCCTCTAATAAGCATAGGGGCTTTTTCAACTCTACAAGATAAAAAATTATTAGTAATTTCCACATGAATAAATCAATAATTTTGCATGTCTAAAGTGTAACATTTTGCC